CATTATCTGTACCCCTTTTTACTGCCTTTTCCTTTTGAGCCACAAGAGCCCTTGCCTTTATGTGCCATGTTATGGTCCTGTTGTGTAACTTGCTTTTGTTGGGTTCATACTTGAACCTTTACCATATGGATTATATGGTTTCTTTTTTTTCTTTTTCTTCATTGCATCCATAAGTTTTTTCTGTACTTCAGGAGGCATTTTTTTCATGTTCAGTTTTAACTGACCAGTTGGTTTTTTCTTTTTATCTCCGTAGTGTCCGGGCATGATTAACATTTCCATTTGCGAAGGGCAAGAGCCTTACGTGTAGGCTTGCCGTTTGGTTTTTTCATAGGTCCTTTTACACCCGACATGCGAGCGCAAAATGATCTTTTGCGAGGACCACCACCGGGTTGTGGTGCTTTAAGATTTGCACCAGTTTCCCTGTTGTATTTTTCTCTACCAGCTTTGGTGAGTCCGCCAGTACGACTTTTATGTTTGCCGATTTTTAAACTGACGTTAGCCATTAGAGTCCTAGACCCTTTTTAACTACGGCTACAGCTTTGTCGTCTAAATCATTATCTGTTTGTGCTACTAATTTTTCTAGGCACTGAATTACAAAAATTTTGAATTTTTCTGATTTTGCGAAGCTTAAAATTACTGGTTTAAGGATTGCTAACATTATTTTTTCTTGGGTAAAAGTGATTGAATAGGTACTACGTCGGAGCATATGTGATATACACGTGACCCGGGTAGCAGGGTAAAGCCCTTTTGCTGGAGCTCGGCACATTTGAGAGCACGAACCAGCTCAAAATCGAGTTTGTTTTTTTGTATTTGACTTTCAGCCATGCGTTCGCATTGCTTAGTCAAGTCTCGATTAAGGGGTACCATAAAGTTTATTTGGAAACCCCAGTTTTCTGAGATAACATAACCATCTTCTGTTTGTGGTTCTGTATCGTTGCCCATATAAAATGGACTAAATGTCATAGTGCTGCCATTACAAGATATGTTGTTACCAAAGGCTTGTCGACTTGGTGCTCCATTATTCTGAAATTGGACAGCTTGATTTGTAACATTTCCCGTCGCGGCTGCCACGGGGTTACTATTATTATTGGTATCTCCTTCGGCAAGTACAGGACTTACTGAGAGAATACAGAGAGCGATGTAGTAGTAGAGTTTATGTTGTATGTTCTTGTAAAGTCTATTTGTTCTACTAATCCTGCTGCTCTTGTTGTGGTTTCTAAGTTCCACGGTAATGTTGCGTCAGTTACTGAAAATGTTGTAGCTGTGTCTGATAAGTTTCCAGATGCAGTTACATTATTTCCTGACCACGTATTTACGGCAGCACCCCACACTTGGCGTTGCTCCGTCTCCACTATAGTTTGAGTGGTAGTGGTCGTTGAGTTCATTGACCCTGAAGTAAATTGTGGGGTCACAGTATTAGCTCTTGCTATGCTGGGTGATAGCAAAGCCAGAACTAGAAGTAGTTTCTTCATTTTTGTTCTGGTTTCTTTACCATTGGGCAATTTGTAGGTGTCTTGCTACTGCCATTCTTGCCAGTAGTCAAGCCAAACGTTGCCAACGCGCCCGTAAAAACGCTGGCTACGAAAGTGATATCGCTGTTTCCAGACTTCTTCACCATAGGTATATCTATGTAATTCATAGTGATTATAAAACCAGACCAAACAAATACGCCTAGTCTTACTAGAGTTCCAAGAACTTCTAGCGTATGTTCTTTCTCTTCACCTATGTCTTTTAATTTACCTATTATCCCTTGTTTCTTTGGCTTAGTTTCTTCCATGCTGTTTTTAGTATTGGTTTCAATGCAGTAACCGCCCACTTAAATGCTGCTGTAGCTGTAAGGGTGGCTGCTACAGAGACAACCGCAGTTGTCCCAGCCGTTACTAATATTTCATTTTCCGGGACAGGCATTTTAAAATCTGTAAACGGTATGTCTACTTTTCTTATACCTGTTGCCTCCGGTTCATCATTTGCCTCTGCCTGTACTCCCTCAGGAGCTTCTAGATCACTAGGCGGTACCACCATAGGAATGTATGACGGTACATCTGCTGTAGGTAAAGGTATAGAAATTGTCTCTATTTTTTGAATCGGAGGTATTTTTATATTAGGAAGGTATATCTGGTCGTAAGTCGACACGATAAGGTTCTGATGTATTAGCTGGAAGATCTCTTAATTTTTGTCTGTATGTTTTCCATTCTGCTTGTTTCTCAGCAGACAAAGGACTGTCAGGTAATACTGTCCAATCTGTTTCAGCTAAACATGCGTTTCTCCATTCTCTAAATTGATCTAGAGTAAGGTTTCCTTCTTCTTCTGAAAGTGCAGTATTTGCGGTTTCCCACTCAGTAACCCAAGCATTATATGGTGTTATGTCAGTTATATCAATAAAAGACATATCACGTTTTTCAACAGTACCTTTAGTGCCATTCCATTGAACAGCCCATATATCTGATGGGAAATCTTTTAAAGGTAATCCAGCAATACCTACCCCATCTTTACTGACAAATTTATCGTCAGCTATTATTGTTAGTTTCATTTACGCTAATTAATTTTGGTTCGTCTACGGGTTTGATAGTTGCAACAGGACCCATAATATTCAGTACTTCATTTCTAAAACTTTCAACAGCAGCTCCTTGTTGGTTCACAAATTTTGTATTATCCATTTGAAGGAAAGGTATCCATGCAACTGCACATCCCCATTCCTCTACAGGTTCTCCGTTTTGTGGATTAACTCCAGAAATCTTGGTGTACCAAGAGCATTCTAATTTTCTACAATCTTCTCCGATTAAAGGACAGAGTTTACCTTGTTCAATTTTTGCCATTGTTGTCTTTGTCAGTTTTAGATATAGTGTGCATCCATCCTGTCATTAAATATTTAGTTTGTTTTGGTGGATAGCCTTGATGTACGTAAGTCCAAGTAGCTGGAAAAAATACTAATCTTCCAGCTTTAGGAGATATTTGATTACCGTTATAAAATTGTGTCCAACCTTCTTCTACTGAATTAAGATACAAAATAAAAGTTAAATATCTTAGTGCACCAAATTTTAATTGAAAATCATCATGCCAAACATAACCTTTTCCGGGTTCTGTTCTTTGTATCTGATAACCAGTATCAAACAATTCTAAATTCTTATCATGGTGTGGAACAAATCTATGCCTTTCTTGTGGATTAGTAAAAAAAGTAAAATCACTTTCTTTATTTAAGTGTCTGTAATAATTATCATGCCCTGTGCCAACTATTTGAGCAAATAATTTATCTTCTTCTGACCAATCTTGTTTACCATAAGATAAGTGCATATCTTTGCTATCTTTAACACTAAGATCGACACCCAGCTCAGTTACACCGGCACGATGTCTATCGTTGTTAAATTTTTCAATAATTTCATTACATCTAACTTCAGATAAACAATTATCTTCTAAATAAATGTAAGGGTCGGTTATATAGGTGGAATCAATCATTAACTTAATTTAATATGTTGGTCTATTTTTATATTTCCAGCTACAACTATTCGATTTGTATTGGCATTGTGTTGTTTTACGCGATGTGTAACATAAGAAGGAAATACTATTAAATCTCCTTCTTGTTGTTGTGGAACTAAAGATTGTCGTTCATCAGTAAATTCAAAACAATTTTCTACTGGTTTTAAAAAATGTACAAAAGAAAGAACAGTATCATTACCACAGTCAAAATGATCGTGGATAGGATGATAACTTAATTTGTTATAAACTTGTATCCAAAAAACAAAATGTATTTTTGAAGTATGAAAAAAAAGTTGATCTTTTGAAATCTCATCAACTCTTTCTTTATAAAAATTATATAAAAAATCTAAACAATCTAAATCTTTATCTTTAGCGTGATAGGTAGTTATAACTTGTTCTTTTTCTTGTGTTACGCCTACTCTTAAAATATCTTTTTCAAGAGTTTGTAATTGGGTGGGATCTAATTTCCAATTCCCATGTATATACCAAGGGATTCTCATTTAGTTCTTGCTTGCAATTATTACGTCTAAGTATTGAACTGCTAAATCTAGGTTATTTACAGAAATACTGTGGTTGTGTGCACTACCAGTAAATGAAGCGTTGTGTGTATGTGCAGCAGCAGATAATGTACCGGTGTGGGTGTGTGAACTTCCAGTAAATCCGTGTGTGTGTCCACCGCCACCACCTGTTTCGTCTGTATAGAAAGCTGTTCCACCAGTACCTGAGTACTGTGAACCGGGGTTTTGCCAACCGTAACTTGGCATTCCAGAGAAACCACCAATGTTGTTTCTAGCGTTCCAATAGTTTGAGCTATTATTCCTTGTCAAGTTGTGACGGTGAGAAGGCATCTCATTAGAAGTCAGTGTGTGACTATTTACGTTACCACTTGTTGAAACACTAGAAATAGATACGTTACCAGTGACTGTTGCGTTATCTACTGTAACGTTACCAGCTTGAGTTGAGTCCGCAGCGTTAGCTGTAATTCCTACGGAGGTAAAGGTGTTAGTAAACTGATTAGTACCACCAGAACCAGCAGTTCCAGATGTAACTCTAAGAGCTTTGTTTTCTACGCCAGATGTTACTTTTGTCCAACCTGTAGGAGCTGTTGACTGTTGAAAAAGCATTTTTGTTCCGGATGGAAATGCGTTGTCAAATGCTGTTTTAAAAGCAGCTATATCTACACCGTCAACTGTTCCTGATACATTTATGTTTCCTGTTACATTTACACCGTAACTTTCAGTGGTTAGCTTGACTGCGTTGTCATAGTAGATATGTACGCCATCGTCATCGTGACAAATAATACTGTCCTCACCAGATTTTCCTTGAATACGAACATCTCCTCCAGATGTATCTCGTATATAAAGACTACCTGTAGTGTTTTCTATGAACGAATCCGTACCATTATGGTATATCGTTAGATCATT